CGCGAGCCTCGCGGTTTTCCGCAACCCAAGTTCGCATATAAGCAGTCTTGATAGACTTGCGCGTCTCGTCATCATCATATGGCATCAGCTTCGGTCCTCTCCAGTAGGATCGTGGTCAGGGGCGCTGCTGGCTTCCCACAGCCAGCAACGCCCCGCTTATAGCGGATTACCGCTATGACGGAATACCTGTACGACAACTGGAACCCGGTCACGCGCCGCGGCACGACGATCGAGATCGACAGCGAAACCGGGCTGCCGCTCATCGTCCAGACGCAAGACCTCAAGCCCATCATCGAAGCCAACAAGCGCCAGGCGAATTCGTTCGATAAGCACCAGGCCAGAAGCCAGCCCGACGGCATCACCCATGTCGCGCGCATTCCGATGGTCATCTGGCAGCAGCTCCAGAAGCTCGGGATCACGAAAGACCAGAAGGCGCTCAATGCCTGGCTCGATGAGCGCGACAACCGCGTGTTCAGGACAGACGACGGACGACGCATCTAAAGGAGACCACCATGGCCAGCCCAACCAAACACGACGCTCCGCATGCCGGCAGCATGAAGCCCACACCCGGCGTCGGTGGCGCTCCCGCAACCGCGGGGAGCATGACGCCGATGGCCGGCCAGGTCGCGCAGACGCCCGAGACCAAAGGCGCCGAGCCGGTCATGGTCGAGGGCATCGACCCCGTGCTGCTGCATCGGCTGTTCCCGGAGGCAGACAGCGCCGCCGATGTCGAGGCCCTGGCACTCGCGCAGGGCAAGGAAACCTGGGAGCAGGGCGCGACGCTGGTCGCTGCGCAGCAGGAGCCGGTCTGGATCGAGGGCGACCCCGCAGTGGCACCCCAGGTGATACCGGGGCAGCCAGCGCCAAAGACCAAGCCATGAGCGGCACCACAGCGCCAGTCCTCGCGGACGACATCGATCCGGTGCCGCTGATCCGCATGTACCCCGAGGCCGACGGCATCAGTGACGCGAAGGTCAAAGCACTGGCACAGGGCGAGGAGACAGCCGCCGCCGGCGCGGTGCTGGAGGGCAGCCAATACGAGCCGGTGCTGATGCTGGATGCGGACGGCGCCCCGCCGCCTGTGACTGTCACAGCGCCCACCAACGTCGATGTGCCCTACGTCTCGCAGGTGGGCAGCACGCTCAACTGCACCATGGGGAACTGGACGGGCGAGCCGGCCGCTTACGTCTACCAGTGGAAGATGGACGGCGCCGACATCCCCAGCGATGGCATGGACCTTCCCGTCACCGGGGCCGATGTCGGGCATTCCGTCACCTGTGTCGTGACGGCTGAAAACGCGGCAGGCACGGGCACGGCCCCGCCGTCCAATGCCGTGGTTGTCGCGGCCCCCTGATGGCCAGCCTCGCGCAACTCCAGGCCGACGTGGCCAGCTACCTCAACCGGCAGGACATCCTGACCAACGGCGTCATGCCGGGCTGGGTGCTGGCAGTGGAGACTGAGCTGGCCGAGACGCTGCGGGCGCGCTGCCAGGTCAAGCACGCCGTGCAGCCGATCGACAACGCATACATCACCCTGCCGCCCGACTTCGCCACCATGGAGTCCATCAGGGACAACACCACGGGTGAGATGCTCGTCCTCAAGGATCAATGGTCGGGACATTGGGCACCGCAGTATGCGCCGATCGGCTGGCAGCCCTACGACACCATCACAGCCTTCAGCGGGCCATGCACCGCCTACCGCCTCGTGCATGACTGCATAGAACTGCTCCCCCACCCAACCATCCCAAATCCTCCTGACCCAAGCTGGGTGCCGCAACAGATAATGATGGGCTATTATACAAAGCCCGTCCCGCTTCGCCTCCCGACTGACACCAATCCCATTCTGGAAAATCTGTATCCCGTCTACCTGTGGGGCGTTGTTAAGCAAGGCGCCTTGTGGGCACTGGACGACGACAGGGCGACGCAGGCTGACACTACATGGCAGCAGGCCATCACACGGGCCAATCTTTGGAAGCAGCAGAGCGATTATAGCGGAGCCCCGCTGCGTGCCGAAGTCGCGGTGTGCTTCTGATGCCGCTGCAGATGCTCACCACCCGCGCCACGCCCAAGGCCACCAGGCAGGCCGCGCGCTATACGCCAGCCGGCGGCGCCGAGCGCTGCGGCATGTGCCGCCACTATGCCCCATCGAGTTCCTGCGCGCGCATCGAGGGGCCGATCAGCGCGGCTGGCTGGTGCATGCTGTTCTCGCGCCAGGTGACAGCCCCGCACCACGCCGGACAGCAGACGGTCCTCGGTGGTCCGCCCGGCGTGACGCTCGATCTGTCCTTCATGACGCCGGGAAGCCTAGACAGCCGCATTACGTTCGCCCGCGCCAGCACCGGCACATACTTTGATGCGGCTGGTGTGTTGCAGACGGCGACCACCAACACGCCGCGCTGGGACTACAACCCGAGCACACACGCACTCAATGGATTGCTGATCGAGGAGGCGCGGACCAACATCCTCCTGAACAGTGCGACGCTTGGCACGCAGTCGGTAGCCGTCACTGCACAGGCATACACGCTGTCATTCTATGGCACCGGCACGGTGACGCTGAGCGGCACGTCAACAGGCTCTCTTGTCGGCGCTGGTGCTTTCCCAACTCGCGTGACACTGACGTTCACCCCAACCGCCGGGACGCTGACATGCACCGTCACTGGATCGGTGCTGAATGCCAACCTGGAGGCCGGTGGATTTGCTACATCGTGGATCGCCACGACAGCAGCGACTGTGACGCGGGCAGTCGAGACGTGCTCTATGCCGGTTGCAGCGTGGTATGACCAGACCAAGGGTTCGTTAGCAGTAGAGTATATACTAAAAGGAGCTACTTCTCCCTTCAACGCGCCAGCCCAGTTCGTAGGGGCAAACTCGAACAACGATTTCATCGACGCTGATGAAATGTCATCACCCGCCGGGACTTCCCCAAATGTTGCGGGTTCCTTTATCTTTGTTGGCGGCACTCAGGTTGCTCGCACTGGTGCATCCGCCGCGGTTAATACGGCTGGCATTGTGCATAAAGGCGCTGGCGCGTGGACCCTCAATGGTGCTGTTGCCAGTGCCCATGATGGGATTTTAGGAACGCCATCAGCCGGTAATGCTGTCACATCGCTGCCCACGATTGTCAATCTGACAATAGCTGGGCCGGAACATTTTCAGGGCCAGATCTGTGCCTGGGCGCGCCGTGTACGCTACTGGCCGAGGGCACTGTCCAACGCCGAACTGCAGGGGGTGACCACATGAGCGGCAGCGCCAGCCTCGGACTTGAGCAGGCAGTGCTGGGCCATACCCTCGGGTTCGCGCCGATGGTATCACCGACTCGAGTGTTCGTGGCGCTGTGCATGGCGGCGCAGGCTCCCACCGAGAGCGCGCCAGGCATTGAGGTGTCCGGTCTTGGCTATTATCGCACGACAGCCACCTTTGCGCTTGCCACCACGCCGGCCAACATGGCCGCTAACGTCGCCGCCATCGAGTTCCCGATGGCATTGGCTGCCTGGGGCACCGTTGGCTACTTCGAGCTGTGGGACGCGCAGATCGGCGGCAATCGGCTTTACTGGGGACAGTTAATGGACCCGACGAGCGGTGTGCCGATGACCATATCCGTCGCCTCCGGTGACATCGTGCGGTTCTCACCAGCCACGCTCAACGTGCAGGCGGCGTCAGGCGTCGGGGGCACCTCGTCATCGCCATGGCTGCCGACTGCCGGCGGCACGATCACACCCGGCAATCTAGCCATCGGCAGCGGAACAGGCGTGCCGACGCTCACACTCAACGGCGCGGCCGGTGCTAACAAGGGCATCAACTGGCAGAATGCCGGGGTCAATCGCTGGCGGTTCATAACAGACGCATCGGATAATCTTGGGCTGTATGCGTATGGCGCTGGCGGCGCGTTTATCGACACTGGCTTGCTGTTTACCCAGTCCACCCAGACCGTCTCGACCAACTTCCGTCTCACGATGAGCAGCAGCAATGCGACCGGCGCGAATGCCGTTACCGGCGCGTATCTCGTTGGAAACAATACTGGCGCCAATGGTGCGAACGGGCACCGGTTTGATTATCTCAGCACCGCCGGGTCGGCTGGCTTCGATGTTGGAACCACTCTGCTTTCGATCTTCGACACTGCATTCATCGCGGGACAGGCGCCAGCCAAGATGGCCGCCTGGATCGTGGCGCAGTCGCCGAACGATACAACCAACAACTGGGCCTGCATCGTCGGTGAGCTGAACGTCGTCAATCGCGGCGCCGACAAAGGCTGGATGCGTGACCGGACGCCGGCTAACCCGACCGGCGGCCTGCTGATGGTGCCGGAAGCCGTCACGTTCGGCGGCACGGGCGGGGGCGAGGGCAAGAACGCCACGTTCGGCTATTCGGTCAGTCGCTCAGCCGCCAACAACAGCACGGGGTTCCCGGTCAAGTTCTATAACGGCTACCTGATCGAGCCGAACAGCGTCGCCGGGCTGACCGGACGCGGTATCTACGCGACCGGCGACATCACCGGCACAGCATCACAGTATCCCTACGGGCCATTACAGTTGGACGGCACCTGGTTGCATGGCATTGATCACACCAGGGCGGTTTACACGGATAGCAATGCAGAGACGTTGCTGGTGGGGCAGCGGCTGGCGTGGATCGTCGGCGCTACGGGCGCGGCAACTGCAACAGCGACAATCGGCGCGTCCGGATCAGGCGCGAACGCCTCGCTGACGCTGACCACCGCAGGGACAGGAACGGTCAACCTCGCTGTGCCGCCGCCCAATGCCGCCAATGACGCCGCTGCTGCGAGTGCCGGCGTCCCTGTCGGCGGCATCTATCGAAACGTCAGTGCGCTGCAAGTGCGTGTTGTATGAGCGGCAGCGGCGCATACCCCTTCGGTGCAGGCCCGTTCGGCGTCGGCCCGTGGCCGCCATACAGCGTCGTGCAGATCGCCGGCCTGGCGACCCTCTCGTTGGGGCCGTCCGCGCACATGATCGAGACGTGGGCCATCCCAACCCAGATGTGCGAGGCCGGCACCTGGACGGCTACCACGCTGCCGTCAGGGCCGCCGAATGATCCGCGATTGGAGGTGGTGGCATGAGTGGCTCCAACTACACCCTGACGCCAAACCTTGGTCTTTATAAGCCGATCGCCAACGCTGACATCAACCAGTGGGGCAGCCACCTCAACCTCAACGCCGACAGGCTGGATACTCTGTGGGGCGGGACAGGAGGCATCGGGGCACCGCTCTACTGGACCGCAACCGGCAGCACCGCCTCACGCTCGGCACAGGATCGCTCGGCCGATCGGATGAACGTCAAGGACTTCGGTGCCAAGATGGATGGCACGAATGACACGGCGGCATTCCTGGCAGCATACAATGCGGCACCAACCGATGGCACAGTCTATGTGCCTCCTGGCACGTGGAATGTTAACACCGCCGGTTTCGTGCGAGGTGCCGGTACTGGCAATATCCGCTTCATGGTGGAAGGCAACGCCGGTCTTCAACAGTACATCGGTGATGGCGATATCGTAGAGACGATGCTGATAGGCCGTAAGGGTTTCTATAAGCAGATGACGACCAGCAGCAATGGCTTTGCCACGGTTCAGGTTGGTCTGATCAACAATAACCCCACCGCCTTTGGGGCGCCTACTGTCGTCAGTAGTTTGGTCGTTGGCGCTTCCAGTTTCACAGGTGCCAGTGGTTATACGTGGTCGCACAACGTCAACCTTGAAAGCTACGGCGGGATCGGTGGGGCGCCGAACGCAACGCAAGACGTGTCGATTGCCAGCCGTGTCCACAAGTTTGGTTACGCTGCAACGTGGCAGTTTTTTGGTTCAAGCCAGGACAACACTGGCCTCGACGCCACAGCAACCGGGAATATCATAGGATGGGAGTCGGACATCATAGCCAACGGCCCGGAAGACCCGGCCACGGCTTACGATCCACATCAAGGCGGGCGTGTTGCTATCAATTTTGCCAACCGCGCTAATACACCAGCGGCATGGCTGGCTAATCACGATTATGGCGTTGCCAGCAACGGCACGGCAACCGCTGTCGGTCTTGTACAGCCGACAGTCGCCAACGGTTTTGTCTATCGTTGCATCGTTGCCGGGACAACTGGAAGCACGCAACCGACATGGCCAACAACGGTAGGCGCGACGGTCACTGATGGCACAGTGACCTGGGAGTGCCATACGCTGGCGATGCAATTCTCACGGCTCATCAATGCAGCCGCTGCCGCCAGTACGACATATGGCGCATTCCTGTATTCAAACGCTGCCTACTACGATGCGATCCTGGAGTTCTCACAGGCCACGCTGGTTGATGGCGGCGTGAAGGATGCTGGGATCAGGCTCGCTGCTAACATGCCGATTGACTTTAGTGGTGATGGCACAGCAGCAGGACAGAACAACCACATCCTGCAATATCGCTCAGCGACGCAGCGGCTCTATTACACCGTCGCTGGCGTCGATATGTGGAGCGTCGATGCGTCAGGCAACGTGCGAGCGCGCGGCACCGTCACCGGCAGCACCACACCGTAGGAGCGACACCGCATGGAGATGCAGCCGATCGAGCCGAACCGACCGATGACGTGCAACCTGGTGGCCGAGCAGTGGAACGTCGTGCTGTTCGCGCTCCGCAAGCACGCCATGCCGTTCGAGATCTCCGCGCCCATCATCGAGGGCCTGACAACGCAGCTTCAGCAGCAGGCGCAGCAACGAATGACCGCGGAAGACGTGGAACGCTTCATTCCAGACGGACCATAGGAGACAACGATGGCCACTTTCGCAGGTTCGATGTCCAACACCGCGCAGCCCAACCCGCAATGGGTCGCCTGCGACGGTAAGCCGTATTATGTGCTGGAGGACAAGCAGGCGCGGCGCACCAAAGGCGTGCTGAGTGAAGGCAACAGGCAGGACTACATCCGCCTGGTCGGCTGGCAGGGGCGCAGGCGTGGCTTAGGGCCGCTAGGATGGCTGATTTTGGTCCCTCGGGACCCCGGTGCCACCTGGAAAATCTCTCTTGCTGACGATCCAGTCGAGACAGCGCTGACGCCGCCTATTCCATGGCCAGGCAAGCCGCCGGCAGGCATAGCATAGGACCGCAGCCATGAGCGGCACCACCACGCCCAACTACGGGTTCAGCCTTCCCGCTATTGGCGGGAATCAAGACTCGTGGGGCAACCTGCTCAACGCCAACTGGACGACGGCCGACAACGCGATCCACGGGTTGTCGTCGGGATACCTGAAGCTGAGCGGTGGCGGCTCAATTACCGGCAACCTGGGCGTGAGTGGCGTGGTCACGGCTGGAAACTTTAGTACCGCCGGGAACCTGAGCGCTGCCTCAGTGACGACCACGGCCGGCATCGCTGCCGGTGCCTACCTGTCATCCGTCGCCGGCGTGTCGTGCGGCAGCGGCTTGTCCATCGCGACGCAACAGGTCAGCGACTTCGACATCTACCGCATCGCCCCCAATCGCGTGCTGCAGTGGAGCAGCGGTGTTAACATTGCGTACAGCGAGACGGACGGCGGTGTTACCTGGAATACTTTGTCGATCCAGCAGATGAAGCTGGACGCCGCCGGTAACCTGACCGTCCACGGCACCGTCCATGGCACCAATGTGCTGCTGGCCGGCGGGTTGGATGTTGGTGACATCCTGCGGGATCTGCTCCAGCGCGTGGCAGACCTGGAAGCGCTATGTCTTGCCTAGGCTCACCCAATCACCGCCCCCCGGCATCGTGAGGCAGTCAACCTCCGAGGCGACATCGGGGCATTGGTACGACAGCAATAACGTGAGGTGGCGCGGCGGGGTCATGGTGCCGGTTGGCGGCAATGCCATGGTGTTCGCGTCAGGCGTTGCCGACGTTCCCAGAGACATCATCACCTGGCACGACAACAGCTATAAGCGCTGGGCGGCGTATGGCACGGATACCAAGCTGTGGGCGTACTGCTTCGACACGCAGGTGCTCTACGACATCACCCCGACAGGGACGCCCCCGATCCTGCCGCCGGGGTATGCCTCCGGCTATGGCCTCGGGTTCTACGGCGATGGCGTCTATGGCATCAGCAGCGCCAGCGGCGGCCCGATCGGCCCGCCAGGCATCCTCGGCCACGTCACCGACTGGTGGTCGATGGACACGTTCGGTGAGCTGCTCGTGGTCGTCCCGACCCAGGACGGACATCTGTATAGCTGGAACCCGAACACGCCCAACACGAAAGCCGCGCAGGTGCTCAACGCGCCGACCAGCAACCGCGGCGTCATCGTCACCGATCAGCGGCAGGTCGTGCTGTATGGCGCAGGCGGCGATCCGCGGGCTGTCGCCTGGTCGGATCAGGAGGATATGACGGTCTGGGCGCCGGACGTGACCAACCTCGCCGGCTCCAAGCAGCTCGTCACCAACGCCCACGCCCTGACCGCGTGCAAGGTGGCCGCGGGCATCCTGCTGTTCACCACCAACGACGTGCATCTGATGAGCTATGTCGGGCCGCCCTATGCGTATGGCATCAACCAGATTGCGGCCGGCTGTGGCCCCATCTCACCGCGCGCGGTGGCTGGCGCTGGCGGTTTCGTTGCCTGGATGAGCCTGCAGAACTTCTGGCTCTACAACGGCAACGTGCAGGTGCTGGGCTGCGATGTGAAGAACTGGTTTTTCAGCGTGCTGAAGGCCAGCAGCATCGGGCGGCTGTTCGGCTCGGCCAATCCGCAGTTCGCGGAAATCTGGTGGGACTGGCCGGATGAGAACTCAGCCTCTGGCGAGTGCAATCGCTACATCGCGATGAACTACAGCGGTGTATTGCCAGGTGTCTATTCAGGCCAGGCCGGATCGGTGGCGGGCTACTGGCTGCTGGGTCGACGCGCACGCACCGCGGGCGATCGTATCGGCACGCTGGACTATCCCATCCTCGGCGGCATCAACCCCATAGCCACAGGCGGCGGCGGCTGCCTGTTCCAGCACGAAACCGGCTGGACGGATAACGGGGCACCGCGCGCCAGTGCCGGCGAGGTGTTCGTGGAAAGCGGCAGCATCAATCAGGGCGAGGGGGATATTCGTTTCGCGGTCAAGCAACTGGTGTTCGACAGCACCACCGATCCCACATTGGCAGCCAATTTTGGGTTCAAATTCCTGGCGAAAGAGCAACCGTGGGACAGCGTTGAAACCGATACTGAGTTGTACACCAAGATTAGTCATGGTTTAATGGATGTCAGAGTATCCGGGCGCAGCATTCGGATGCGGCTCGAGGCGACGGCCGATGCGCCGTTCAGTGTCGGTCGCACCCGGATCGATCTGGCCAAGGCGGGGAAGCGCTGATGCCGACACCCTACGCGCCAGCACCGTTCATCGCGCCGGTCAGCGGCAGCCTCGAGCAGCGGCTGGCGGCGATCGCCAACGCCATCAATCGCAAGGCCGATGCGACCGCGACGCCAAGCTTCGGAGCCATCGTGCTGCGCGCGCCGGATGGCAGCAGTTGGAATGTATCGGTCGATGTGACCGGGGCGCTGGTCACCGCGCAGGTTGTGCCATGAGCCTTTCCGGCGGCGAGAAGGCACACCGGCTACAGAAGGCGCTGGAGTATGGCGGCGCGACACACAGGCTCGATGACGTGGTGCGGATGCTGAAGGCAGGACAGGCGCAACTTTGGGAGAATGAAGGCGCGGTGATCATTACCGAGGTCAACGATTACCCGCTGCGGAAAGCCGTTCACTATTGGCTCCTCGCTGGTAGCTTGCGCGATGTGCTCGCACTGGAACACGACATAAATCCATGGGCGGTGGAGAACGGTTGCACCGTAGCGACGGCATGTGGCCGGCGTGGCTGGGGCCGCGTCGCTGCCCCTACGGGATGGAAGCCGTGGCTGCCTAACTTCTACAAGGATTTGCGCCATGGGTAGCAAGGGCGGCAGCCAGCAAACGGCAAATAACGGCACATCAAACACATCGGGCACGTCGTCAACGCAACTCCCGTCATGGCTGACCGGTGCGGCGCAGCAAGCTGTCGGCACCGCGCAGACGCTGTCGCAAGACCCCAACCTGTTCAATCCCTACCCAGGTCAACAAGTTGCCGACGTGTCGCCCGGCATCCAGGCCGGCTGGAACTACGGCACCAACGCCGACCCGAACCAGATGGCGCGGCAGATCGGTGGCACCACCGGCAACATCTATTCGGCCATCAGCGGCATGGCACTGCCGCAGCAACAACAGTATCTACAGGGCGGCATTCAGCAGGCGCAGGGGCTGCTAGGGGGATGGGCGGGGCAGGGACCGGCCAGCGCGCAAGGCGTGGCGCAGGACGCGATGAGCATGATGAGCCCATACGCGCAATCGGTCATCGATCCGACGCTGGCGTTGGGGCGCCAGGCGCTGGCGCAGAACCTCCAGCAAGTGGGCGCGAACGCCAATCAGGCCGGTGCCTTTGGCGGTAGCCGGCAGGGCGTTATGGAGGGTATGGCGCAGGCGCAGGGCGCGCTCAATGAGCAAAATGTCCTCGGCAACCTGCTGAACACCGGGTATGGCCAGGCGCTGACCCAGGCGGGCAATCTCGCCAATACCAGGCAGCAGCTCGGTGAGGGTGCGGCCGGCAATCTGGCGTCGATGTATGGCAACGCCGGCAGCGCCCTGGCGGGCTACGGGCAGACCGATCTTACCAACGCGCTGCAAACCGGCTCGGGACTGCCGCAGCAGTATCTGCAGAACCTGCTCGGCATTGGCGCCGGGCAGCAGAGCCAGCAACAGGCGGGGATCAACGCGGCGATGGGCAACTACTACGCGCAGCAGCAGCAGCCGGTCCAAAATCTCGATCTGCTGCTCAGCGCGGTGACCGGCGTACCCTACGGCACCACGGGCACACAGTCAGGCACAGGCGGGACCACCGGCACCACGACGGGCAGCACAAATCCCGGCGTTGGGAGCACAGTTGCGAGTGGCATCGGCACTGCCGCCGCTGTCGCCGGTACCATCGCGCTGATCGCATGACGCAGCCCACCGCCCCCTTGGATACGCTTATGGGCCTGCGCTTCAACGTGCTTCAGGGTGCCACGTTGGCGCTGACCGAGGCGGCCCACGTCAGCGCGCTGCTGGCGATGATGGAGCCTGAGCAGGACGCCACGGTACTGGATCTCGGCTGCGGCATCGGTGGCGTGGCGCAGTTGATGGGCGCCGAGCGGCCAGATCTGCGATTTGCGCTGGTCAACAGCGAGCCGCTGCAACTCGCGATGGCCGACCCGAAAATGCTGCGGGTGCTGGCCGATTACCACCACGTCCCGCTGCCGGATGGCTACGCCTCCGGGGCCATGTTCCTCTACTCGTTGTGCTACGGGCGTCTGCTCGATGCCCTGCCCTCGGCGCACCGTCTCGTGCAACCGGATGGCTGGCTGTTCGTGTACGACTTCGAGCGGCTTAGCGGCGACAACACGCTGATGGAGCAGCGGCTAGGATGCCACGCCGTCAGCGTCGAGCAGACACAGGCCGCAGCCGAGGCAGCCGGCTGGCGCATCGTGTCCTGGGAGCGCCTCAAGCCGCATCCCGAGCGGTTCTCGATGGCCTGCGCTATCGTGCCGGATGGCGCCGCTATCTTCAGCCAGATCGCCCTGGTCGCCTGGCGCGCGGTGCGGCAATGAGCGAGCGCCTGGATCGACACGACAAGATCGCGCTGGCCTTCAGCGGCGGCAAGGATAGCCTCGCGTGCGTGTATCTACTCCGGGAGGACTGGGACCGCATTTGCGTCTACCACATTGATACCGGGGACGAGCTGCCGGAAATGCGCGAAAGCGTGGCAGCGATCGAGGCCATGGTGCCGCATTTCGTCCGCGTCCAAACCGATGTGACAAGCTGGATCGAGCGCAACGGCATCCCCACCGATCTCGTGCCGCATACGGCACACTATCTCGGGCAGGTGATGGGCGAGGGGAGCACACGGCTGGCCTCGCGCTACGATTGCTGCCGGGACAATCGCGCCGGCCCGCTGTTTGCCAGGATCGTGGCAGACGGCAACACGATGATGATCAGCGGCATTCGACAGAACGACATGCGGATCATGCCATCGCATGACGGCGATGTGCTGGACGGCATCGAGGTGTTCTACCCGCTGGAGACGTGGAGCACCGCCGACGTGCTGGGGTATCTGGCGCGCGTCGGGGCACCACTGCCGGCGTTCTATCCGGAGCTGGAGCACGGCGTGGATTGCGCTGGGTGCTCTGCCTGGTGGTCGGAGAAACGTGGCGCGTGGCTGCGGCGGCAGCATCCGGAAATCCATCAGCGGTATGTCGCGCGGTTGCGGATGATCGATCAGGAGATCAGCGAGCCGTTGCGGTTGCTGACCAACGAGATAGCGACGGAGCTGAACGATGCCCACTGCTCTTGATGGCACCTTCACACCGACTGCCGATGTGCTCGCCCAGTGGGGCAACGAGCAGATCCCTGTGGGCCAGGGCGGGTTCGTTGATAGCGGAACCTGGAACCAGCCAGGCGACACTGGCGGTGGCATCGACGCTGCTGGTCTTGCCAAGGCGATGGAAGGGCTTAAGGCTGGTACCCCGCAGCAGCCGGCGGCGTCAAACCTGCCGGCAGGCGCGTCAGCGGCATCGGGCGGGGCTTCCTCGGGTGCCTACAGCGGCAACCCGGCTGGCATGCACGGCCTCGTGCAGATGCTGATGGAGCGTGTTGCTGCACTGCGAGCCGCATCCAACCCGGCCAACGCGCGCCCGGTCAACCTCCAGGGCGGTTCGCGGCCTAGCGGCTTATTGGGGTTGTAACCATGGCAGCACCTGACACCGAGACACAGGCCCCACCTGACTACTCTGGGGCATCGCCAAACCTACTAGCGGCGCTGAAGAACCTAGGCGGCGGCGGCGCGCCGCTCGATTACGGCTCGCTTGCACAGCAGCTCCTGCAACAGCCCACGCTGCCGCAACCCGACACCACGCCGGTCACACGCGGGCTACTCTCGCGGATCGGTGAGGCACTTGGCGGCGGCCAGGTCAGCGGCGTCATGTCGCCAGCACAGCAGGAGATGGCCGGACTGCGCTCGCTGCGCGATTTCGGCACATCGCTGATCGCGGGCTCTGGCTACTATCCCGGCAAGCCGGCGCTCGGTGCCTTCGCGGAGGGCTTCCAGGGCGCCGAACGAAGCCAACGAGGATCGGAGCAGCAGGCGGCGGCCACGCTCGCGGCGCAGCAGCAATACGCCGCAGGGCAGCAGCAGCAGTATCTGGAGCGGCTCAAGACGGCGCTGCCGCTGCTGCAGATGCAGTACGGGGCGAGCATCCCCAACCCACTGCTCAGCGCTAACACGCCAGCCGTGCCGGGAACAGCGACAGGCGCTGGGAAGCCAGGCGGGGGCGGCGTCGCGCTGACACCGTTCATCGCCAAGAACCTGCCGGCAGGCGTGACACCCGCCGAGGACCAGATGGTGCGCACCGTCATCGGCGAGGCCGGCGGCGAGCCGCTGACCGGACAGCAGGGCGTCGCGGCGGTCATCAAGAACCGGATGGCGGCAGGCAAGCAGGATGCGCAGAGCGTCATCTTCGCGCCCAACCAGTTCGAGCCGTGGAACAACCCGGCGACCAGGGCTAAGCTTGAGACGATCGATCCAGGCTCGCAGCTGTATCAGGACGTGCTGAACAAGGCCGTACGCCCGGTGATGAGCGGCGACGCGCAAGACCCGACCGGCGGCGCCACCAACTTCTACAGCCCAACGGCGCAGAAAGCCCTCGGGCGCGATACCCCAAGCTGGGCAGCGGGGCAGACGCCCTCCACCGTCATCGGCGGCCATCAGTTCTACAAGCTGCCGTTTGGTCCAGGGACACAGGTTGCGGGGCCTGGAGCGCCTCCAAGCGGGCCTAGCGAGCCTGCCGCGCCATCGACCGCCACCGATACGCCCCCGCCACCAGCGGCGTCTCCAGCGCCCGCCGGGCTGACGTTCGAGCAGTTCCAGGCGCAGCATCCGATCGCCATCAACGCCGCCGACTACACGGTCACCCCCCCGGGTCTGGCCGAGGCTAAGGCAGCGCAGGCCGCGGCCGCACAGCAACTCTCGCTGGCGCGCGCGGGACGCGGCGGAGATCCCAACAAGTCGCTGTCCGACTACAACACGGCTACCCAGGCGGTGAACAAGCTGCAGCAGGACGCGCAGGCCAAGTCACTCGAGCTGCAGCAGGCTGCGCAGAAGAATGCGCTGGATACCCAACGGCAACTCTACGGCGAGGAGATGACCCGCCAGCAGCAGGCGAAGCTGAAGGCCGATGAACTTGCGCAGGCTGCGAAGCTGAAGGCTGATGAGCTGGCGCAGGCGGCAGCGGAGGCCGACAAACAGCGGGCGGCGGCGGTGCAGTTGGAGCAGGTGAAGGCCGGGCAGACATTCCATCAAAAGATCGAGGAGCAATCAGCCCAATACGCGCAGGACAACACCATCAAGCCGATGGCTGCACAGGCGACAAAAGCGCATCAGATGAACCTGGGCCTGTCGCAACTCCTGCCAGTGCTCCAGGATCTGCCGAAGGGCGGTGGCGCGTTGGGCAGCGTGCTCGATGCCCATCCTGATCTGGCGCCGCTATTCAATACCGCCGGCATCCTTACCGACCGATCGGCCGATGCGGTGCGCCTGGTCAATGGCCTGGTGTCCAACATCTCGACCGAGATGAAACCAACCGGCCTTGGCGCGCTACGAGAATACGAGTGGGACGCCTTCAAGGCGCAACTTCCGAGCCTGCTTTCGACGCCTGCAGGGCAGCAGAAAGCCGTCGCGATGCTGATGAACATGAACAATCGCATTGCCCAAGAGCACAGTTGGATGAACAACTATTTCAACCGCAAAATCCCCGACGATATGTCGGCAAAACCAGGCGCTATGCGTTCGGCGCATAACCTTGACACTGACGGCGCCGAGAGCGCTCAGCAACGTATGGACAAAGAACTGGGGCCGATCATTCCAAGTTTCACTGGCCAGTTGAGTGGCGCCAATCAGGCGCAATGGGAGCAGTCCCTGCCTCCCGGCAAACCCTATTACAAAGTCTGGGCAGTGCCTGATCCGAAGAACCCTGGCCAGCCAAGACGCGATGCCAACGGCAATGTCATGACCACCAAAACGCTGGAGGTCAGGCCATGGCAGTAGGAGACGACCTCCCGCTATTGCCCGCTGATGCTGTAGCGGCACAACCGCCGCTCGCTGAGCAGCAACGCCAGCACACAGAGCAACAGGCACCATCGGGGGATGCTCTGCCGCTCGCTCCTGCGCCGACGCCTGGTATCCTGGATAGCTCGTGGTCGGTGGCTGGTAAGCGGTTGTGGGACGCCGGTACGCGCGGCGTTGGGCTTGGCACACGCGCCACTGTGGAGGGGCTTTCATCGCTGCCGATCATGGCGCTGGATGTCGGCACATGGCCTGGCAGAGCAATACAGCGTGCTGCTGGCATTCCAACCGATGCGCCATCAACCCTGCGAGACAAGGCGCTTGATGCCGCCGGATTGCCTACACCTCAGACGCCGACAGAACAGAACGTATCGACCGTCGTTGGTGGTGCTTCGGCTGCGCTGCCAGCGTTGCTGACTGGTGGCGCGCCGACCGTGGCGAATGCCTTGCGCCTGCTCGTGCAGGGCGGTGCCGGCGCTGTAGCAGGCAAGACGGCATCGGAGTCCGATCTGGTGCCGCCGTGGCTCAAACCAACCGCCGATATCGCTGGCTCGATTGCCGGAGCACGATTTGCTGATGCCGCCGCCAACCTTGGTGTCAAAGGCGTCAATGCCATCGCTGGCAACATGAGTCCCATCTACCAGGCGTTTCAGCGCAGTGGCGTCGATCCGCGTCTGCTCGGAACAGTGGCGGGTGGCGAGGGCGGCCAGTCGCTCGAAGCTGCCGCGTCGCGCATTCCATTCGCCTCCTCGGTCATGCGACCGGTGCAGCAGCAGACGGTTGACCAGTTCGGTAATTCGGTAGAGCGCACCGCCGGCCAGCTTGATCCTGCCGGGATCGGCGTTACTGCACAGACGACCGGCGATCACCTACAGAGCACCTATCGCAACTGGGTGGACAACGTCTTCAACGGGCCGCAGGGCAGGCAGGAAACCGCGTGGGCACCGCTTAATCAACGTATGGCAGGGGCGTCCGTCGATGCAGCACCATTTCGGTCTGCACTCACCGATGCGGCAAAGCCGCCAAATCTTGCCAGCCTGCCAGAGACGCAGAAGGCATGGGCATCGGGACAGGCGCAGCGATGGCTCAAGGCGCTCACTGCCGATATCGGCAGTGGCAATCTGACGTGGGAGCAGGCGCAGGCGATCAGGACGCGCATCGGTGACGCCATGGGCACGCCTGGCATCGCTGACGCTGTCGGCATGCAGCAGTTACGACGGATGTATGGCGGCCTGGCGCAAGGTATGGAAAACAGCGCCGTTGCGAACGGTCAGGGTGCGCTGTTCAACAACGCCAACGCGGTGACGACGGCCGGTCACACGTTCATCGAGAATGTTGGCAGCAAGATTGCCAAGGCGAACAATCCCCTGCAGGAGACGATCGATCCAGAACAGGCGACCAGAAACATCCTGAACAGCGGCGACACGACGATGCAGGCGGTTCGGCAGGAGCTGCCTGATGCGGCTGATACGCTCGCTGCTTTCAAACTGCGGCAGGCGCAAACCGCCAAGCCTTCGGTAGCAGGCGCTTACGACGACACCTCGACCGGCTCTTTCCTGTCCAACGTTAACCGCATGCGCCAGCAGACGCCTGGTGGCTACAATGCGCTCTTCAACACGCCAGCGGTGCAAGGGCAGTTGGATGACCTGACCACCGTGGCGCAGCGCTTGCGGGCCACTGAGCGCCATCTGAACACGTCAGGCACAGCAGAGCAGTTGGGGTGGATGCAGTACCTGCAGGGAATCGCGGAGGCCGGTAGCGAGATGAAGCTAGGAAAGCTGGCGGCTGCCATTACTGTCCCGCCCACGCTAGGCACCGGCATGGGGCGGCTGATGACAAGCCCGCTCGCGACGCGCCTGGCGGCAGCGAGGGGTATGGGACCGGGGGCGGTAGCTCCCAGCACAGCCGGCCTGCTGGGTGCCATACCGGAAATCACCGTCCGGCCGCAGCCGGGTCAGTGAGGCTGGGTCTTGTACAAGACCACGATTGCAATGAGCAGGCCGACGACGAGCAGCACGTAAAGCGCAGGGGCGGCGCCGATCAGCACGGCAATCAGGGTGCCGGGGCCTAGGATGGCAAGGGCCGAGATGACGACGAGAGCGAGCAAGCCCATCACATCGATCCGATCACAGTGGATGAGCGGCGCTCACAGCCATCGGAACCCGTGCGCCATAACGCCGAGGATCGCGGCCGTGCCAGCGAGGTAGACGCCGAACAGCCAGTAGAGTTGACGGTCCTGCCGGCCGATCAGTGCCCGGAAGTCGCTATCCTGGCGATCCCGGATGCCGCGTATGTCGCTGCGCATCTCGCCACGCATCTCGCGGATGTCCGTGCGCATTTCGCCTAGGACCGCCAGCGTCGCCTTGGCGATCTGTTCAAGCACGGCAACTCGGGGTTGTATGTCGTCAGCCACGATCGAGGTTTCCTCTCGGTTGGTGGTAGGGCGGGAGCGGCTTCCGAGGGCTGCTCCCGCCCGAATTGTATCATCCAGCCAGGATCTTGTCCTCGCCGGCTATCACCACCTCGTCCAAGTCGTCGGCTGGCTCGGCCGGGAAGCGGGCGAAATTCTCGGCCAGGATGGCGCTGATCTCGCGCTGTGCCCAGTCCGGCGCGGTGGCGATGGCGTCCCCCACCGATGGCTTGTTGCCGATCTCCACCACCTCCTGGCGCCGCTTCAGCACGGCGCAGGCTGCCCGCAGCTTGTCGATCCATGCCTGCCATTGCTCGTCGGTGCGCTGGGGTTGCTCGGTGGGCTTCTGGCGGTAGAACCGGTTCTGGGCTGGATCGGCCTCATACACCTCCTGGTCCACCTTGCGCTCTGGGCGGGGTGTGGCGGCAGCGACGGTGCGGCGCATACCTTCCCCATCGTCGTCATCGTCGGCCAGCACGATGTTGAACACCATGCCGAGCAAATAGCGGCGTAGATACGTGACTGCGCTGCCTACCGCCTGCACGCCTGTCGTGGCCGTGCGACCGCCCTGTGAGCCGAGGTTGGCAATCGGGGCGTCGAGGTAGTTCTCTTCGAAGTAGCCGCCAGCATGCGCCACAGTGCAGGTGATGCGGATGTAGCCTTCCGTTGGTGCGGGGGCTGAGCCGAACCGCACCGAGAACCCGTGCCGTGTGTAGATCGGGCGCATGGCAGCGTCGATCGTCTCCAGCTTGGCGTACTTGTTGCCGAGGTGGCTGTTCTTGGCGTCACGCACGACCGGCAGCATCTCGGATTGAGCGTCAGCCATGCCTTGGTTGAACGCACGCCGCGATTGGTCGTGGCCGACGTCGCGTTGCAGCCGAAGCAGTTCACCAAACTTGGCCACGTCGAAGCTGTCGTCCTTGGCAGCGCGCTCGATGAACGACATCAAGGCGCCGTTGGCAGGGGTGATCTCGTTCATGGTTGTATAGTCCTTTCCTTGCGCCTTTGGCGGTATGCGAAATTCTTCTCGCTATGGCAGATCGCGCAGATGAGAGCGCCGGCGGTATTCCGCTTCCCCGAGTATTTATGGCCCTTGTGGCAATGCGTCGGTGGCTGTCTCGGAGTGATCGGTATGTCGCTCCACGTTGAGGCGCCACGCGATCTGAGCGCGCTTACATAGCTTTTAGCTATCCCGTATTTCGCCGCGAGGATCGCTGGCGCTTCCTTGCTTTCCCTTATCTCTAATACCTGCGCCGCTGTGAGTTTGGCGCGGTGGCTCATTTCGCCTCGCATAGGAGTGTACTTAGCGCGACCCTTCGCGATCATATCATGATGGTTCTGCTTATCAGTGCCGCGCCACAGGTGCGCGGGGTTGCAGCACGGCGGATTATCACAGGCATGGCAAACGTGAAGGCCATTCTCCCAATCGTCGTCAATGAGCGATAAAGCTACCCGGTGTGCCAACCACACCTTACCTTTCCAGGCAGTCTGCCCGTAGCCGGTTGGGTTACGATAGCTAGTCCACTCCCAGCATTTTTCCGGTGATCCAACAGCGACTTTAGACCAAAACTGTTCGGCTGTTTTGATCTGCCGTTTTTCAGCATGGAACGATGCATTGCACCGCTTAGAGCAAAACAGGTTAGCGGTTTGCGCGCCGGACGGTGGACGCCTAAGCGATGCGCCGCATCGGCTGCATGTCGCTACGACAGGCATCTCAGAGAGTTCTCAGGACCAAGTGGGTTTCCCCGTTGTCCAATGTGGCTCCGGGTATCCGTTGCCCCGCGTTCAGTGCCTTCTTAATGGCGACTTTATCCGGCGCCCGCCTCCACCACTCGTCAGGTAACGCTGCCTCATCGAGCGCTGCCAGTTCGCGGCGCGTAGCGATGGTCGCGGTGTAAAGTGGGCGATCGGCACCCGTTAGGTCGACGCCTTCGAGCATACGCTTCATCATGTCGCGGCTCTTTGCAGCACGCGCCTTGATGCGCTTGAGACGTTCCTCGCCAATCTCGACCAGCTTGGTGTCAGCGATTGCCAGTTCCGCCACATCATCCAGCGCTGCGAAGAAACGTGAGTTTCCTTCGAGCGTGTCGTAGCGAAGGAGCGGATCGCGGCCGAGGCGAGGATCGCTGCTGATGAGCTGCATCGCCTCACTCATGACTTCTTCAAGCCTGTGCGGACTAATCGGCATCGTGGCTCTCGCGGAGCTTGTGGAAGCCCAGCCGCACCTCAGGGCTATCGAGATGCAGCGGCACGACCTCCAGGTGCTTCACCTGATCGGCAAGGGCGAGCAGCTTCTCAGCCAGCAGCCCGGCGGTGCGGTGGGGGATGTCTTTCCTGTGCAAGGCCCATCCGGCGATGAAGTCGGCCGTGCCCTGTATGTCCGATGCGATGCTCATGCTGCGTCGTCCTGTGTGTCCTGAGTTGCGGGTGCCGGCGGGTGGTCGCGGTGCCAGCCATCGATGGCGGCCTCGATATGCCGCTCCAGTTCCCGCCGCAGTGCGTGGGCGATGATTTCCTGCATGCGGGACGATTTGAATGCGCTGATTGCTGCCTCGATGCGCTCGGCCAGATCTTGCTGACTGGCAGCGGATGCCTGCTCGTCAAACACGAACCGGGCAGCCAGTTGCGCCACTGCTGCTTTGCCTTGGCCTGTCAGGCTCATGTCCGGTTTCCAATGCTGATGGGGGTTACGCGCCGGGGGCGTCGGATTGCAGCGGTAGCTCGTCATCGTCTGGCGGCTGGCGGTTGCCGCCGGCGACATGCAGCGGGGGATCGGACGGGATGACGCGGCGGGGGGTGAACACAGCCCGCGGTCCTGGTGGGCGTCCGCGCTTGCGCTGCGGGTGCTCCAGCATGGTGATCATCTCGCCCAATTCGCTGATGCGCGCCTTCACCTCCACGGCGTCGAGTTCCAGATCGCGCATGCGCAGCTTCAGCGCCGCGAGCAGATCGGGGCAGGTGCCGGTCATACGCCGCACATCCCTTCGCATTCTTCACCGAATAAGTCGGACTGGCCGCGTTCCTCCCAGGTTGAGAGATCGACCTGATCGAGTGGCTGGCGGCTACGGTGCAGGTAGACCTTGCCACGCTGGCCGGGTGGTCCGTCCCTGATCGCCGCGTCGAACGCGACCGCAACCGCGAAGTCTTCCGGCTGGTTGGCTTTCATGGTCCGCCACGCCGCGTCGTCGTGATACGGGCACCACACGCAAGCCGACTTGACAGGCTTCGGATAACCAGCCGCCTCCAGCCACCGTAGACAGGCACGCCGCGAGAACTCTGCCTCGATCAGTGGCCAGCGGTTCCTGATCCACGGCTGTTCCGCTGGCTTCATGCGGTGCGCCTCGTCGGTGGAGATGCCAAGCCATTGCTCCACGACGGTTCCGGCCGGAACCGGCGCGCGCGCCGCAACGCCAAGCATCTCTCGGATCATCGCGACGATCGGCCGGACCTTCGCTTCTTTGGTGCATTGGCGCGGCAGCATGCTGTCCGGGTTCGCTGTGAAGAAGGGAGGACACGCGCTGCGTGGGGTGTCGCCCAGAAACGAGGCGAGGACTGCCTTTCCGAGCGGTCCTATCTTGGCCATCACATGATGCACCGGAAACGGCAGCTGCATCGTGAGCCATTCTAGGTGGCTGTAGACTGCGGCTGGTTCACTGCCTGTATCAGCAAAAATGGCGCAATCTGGCATCGGCCCTATGTCGCCGTGTGCCGCTAAAAGAGCCAACGTCGTTGATTGGACACCCGCACCAAGCGAGAGAACACGGAGGACAGGATCGCTCATCATTGCTTGGCCGCGATTGCAGAGACAAGTTCCGCCCCCCTGAACTGCGGCCTGGCCGTTCGCCATTCCCCGATTTCGTTCAGCAGCTCATCGAGGGCCTGTTGGCGCAGCGTGCCGCCTATTCGGACGGCGGGAGCGGGAAGCGGTCGATCAGTTCGTGGACGCTCGCCAGCAGGGCCAGGACGCGGCGGCGCAGCTCGCCAGCGCTCATGTCGTAGGCCCCGCCGATCGCTGCCAGTTCCAGCTTGATCGACTTCAGTCGTCGTTTCGCCTGTGGTATGCCAAATTTGCGGTTGGTTGGTTTCGCCATTGCACGAGTTTCCTTCGCGCTCACGGCGCTGACCGCTGCAATGCAGCAATTTGGTTGTGGGTAGCTGGTTACCGGAGGGCGCTAAATCGAAAGGTTTAGAACTCGTTGCGTTTAGTCCGAAATTCTCTCGATCCGGGCTTGCCACTCCGTGTGAATGGCGGGTTACACTCGCGTTTGGCGTGTCGAACGGACGCCAACACGTCGGAAAATCAGGGGAAGGCGAATGCCGCACGGGACGTTCTCCGGTAACTCACGCTTTCTGATACCGGATGTTGGGACAAATAGTCCTGCAAGTCAACAAAAAAAGGGAGAGGAGGGGGCTACGCAGCCCCCGATACGGTGTGTCTCCCCCGTGTCCTGGAGCGGTGACCGCTGCTCGGTCGCGACGTGCGGCTACTGTCGGGAGCAGATGATGCGGCTGGCCAGCTCAGCTCAGGATGTTCCGCTTTCAGCCTGGCCGCTAATTCTGGCTCAACTCCAACGAGTGAACCCCATAGCAGGTACTGTGGAGAAATGCGCAAGACATGGCAGAGAACCATGAGCATGCGCAGCGAAGGAAGCCGTATGCCGTTCTCGATGTGACGCACTGACGAGCTATCCACACCGAGGTCTGCGGCGAGCTGGGTTGGCGTTGCGTCAACCAGTTCTCGCACCCATCGCAAGCGGTCCCCTATGCGTTGGGCGTCTTCTTCCTGGAGGTCATAGGGGGTCTGGCGCACAGCGCGCTCCTTTAAAAAGCTAAATAATTTAGCTCCGCCAAAATGGGACATTTAGTCCCGCTTCGTCAACCCTACTTGACGTACGGACATTGCGTCCGCCAGACTGTGGCAGTCTCATGAACCGACACGCCCGCATTTTGGCAGACCTGGGGGGGCACAAGAGGGTGGCCAGCCTGTTCGGCATGCCTGAGAACACGGTGGGGAAATGGCGGGTCCGGGGCATTCCCTCGCGGCACTGGCACCGGATCATTGCGCTGACCCCTGGCCTGACGCCGGAATACCTCGACCGCACCAAGCCGCGCTATCCGCAGCGCCGCTGCCAGACGGCGGCCGAATGACCGACGAAGAGCGGCATATCGAGATCTGCGAGATCCGCATCGAGGTGATGAAGATACTGCTGAATGCCGGCTGGGAGCCGAAACGCGCCGCAATCGCGATGGGTATGGGCCAGTCGTGGGCGATCGCTGAGCGCTGGATGGCGGCCGAATGACCCCGCCCGGCGATGACGACCGTCCCATGCGCGTCGGTGGCGGCGCTGCGGGCGTGCGGGTGTCGGTGCCTGCCCGGTTCCGGCTCACCGCGCCGATCGCGCCGGAGGACGAGTTGGCGGCCTCGGTGGCGTCTGCCATGGCCTACCTGCTGCCCTCAGACGCGGTGTTCACCGCCTGGGACTTGTCGAATGCCAGATCCGCGATGGAAGGCGCGCGCAAGAAACGCCTCGGATGTGTTGCCGGCTGGCCCGATTGTTCGATCTGGTGGCATGGCCGCGTCGTGCTGCTTGAGCTGAAGCGCAGCCGCGGCGGGCAACTCTCGCCGGCGCAGAAGGCGCTGCACCCCCGGCTGGAGGCTGCCGGCTTCCCGGTCTGCGTGGTCCGCTCGGTTCCCGAGGCGCTCGATGCGGTGGCGGCGGCGGGCGTACCTCTTCGTGGGCGAGTTGCAGCTTAGATGCGCCCGCTCGCCATCGACCTGTATGCGGGCCTTGGAGGCTGGGCCGAAGGATTTTTAGCAGAGAATTATAGAGTGATCGGCTTCGACATCGAGCGGCACGCATACGGCGAGCACCGCTACCCGGCGACGCTGGTCATCCAGGACGTGTTGACGCTGCACGGCTCGCAGTTCCGGGACGCGACCCTGATCGTGGCCTCGCCGCCCTGTCAGGCATACAGCTACCGGGCGATGCCGTGGTCGCGCGCCAAGGCGTTGCCGCCACCGGACAACACGCTGTTCGAGGCGTGCTTCCGCATTCAGCGCGAGGCGTGTGAAGCGGCTGGCAGGCACATCCCCCTGATCGTGGAGAATGTGCGTGGGGCGCAGAAATGGGTGGGGCGCGCGCGGTGGTGTCACGGTTCATTCGCACTTTGGGGGGATGTCCCGGCCTTGATGCCGATCGTCCAAAGCCGCAACGACGGGCGCAAGGTCGGCAAGGATTGGTTTGGAGGATATGGCGGGGGTTTCGGGGGGGACTGCTCGCCAATGCGGCGCGGCAGCAGCAAGTCGTCGTCCCGCAAAGCTGCAAGCGCCCTGATCGCCAAAATCCCGCTGCCGCTCAGCACGCACATTGCGCGGACGTTCCTGCCGCGTGCGGTGGCCGCATGAACCTGCTCCGCGCCATCGCCTTCACAGGCGTCGCCTGGGCGCTGGCGTTCGGCACGACGTGGGTGGTGGTGGTGTCGATGGGGGAGGGGGCGCGATGAGCCACTACCGACTCAACGCATTCCGTGCCACAAACGAGAACGCCCCGGCGGGAACCGGGGCGAACTGTAACTGCATAACCGGCTTCGGGGTTGCACCCACCGAAGGGGAAGAAGCTGACGCCCCCTTCATAACGCAGCTCCGTCGCCTGAGCAAGGGAGCGCGTACCATGACCCGTAATCCATACCCACTGGCGAAGGAACTCGCCCGCCCGGTGGCGCGCGGCTACCTGACACTCACCGAGGCCCACGTCGCCCTCCTGCACGCCGCCCTCGACGCCGTCGCCAACGGCTATCAGCCCCAGGACGTGCTCGGCATCTGGAAGCTGCAGCGCCACGTCCTCGGGCTGCACCTCGAAGATGAGGAAAGACGCAGGGATGTGGCATCGGCCCAGGTCAAACGCCGGGTGCGGCTGCAACTCACCCTCCGCAAGCCACGCAACGCCGTCCTGGCCGAGGCACACGATGTGAACGGCGCCGCCGGCTTTCCCCTCCTCGAGCCCGAAGTGAACGCCATCGCAGCCGCCGAACTGCTCTGGACACTGCCACGCGGAGGTCATCACCATGGCCGATGACGCGCTGCCAACCAACGCTTTCAGGCTGCCATCCCCTACCCCGACAGATAACCTCAGCCTCGCTGACGCTATGGCCGAAACCTATCGCGCGCTCGAGGAACGGAAGGCAGCGGAGCAGCGTCAGGATGAGCGGGTTGATCAGATTTTCGAGGCATACGAAAAGAATAAGCCGCTACTGACGGTCGTCAGCAGCAATGAAGAGCAGGAGACCCGCTCCCCCTTCGCCCTCCAACCCATCCGCATCATCGACCAACGCGCCATCAAGCACCGGCAATGGATCTATGGCCACCACCTCATCCGCGGCTTCGTCACCCTGCTCATCGCCCCAGGCGGCACCGGTAAATCCAGCCTCGTTCTGGGTATGTGCATGGCCCTCGCCACCAATCGCGCCCTGCTCGGCTCAACCATATTCCAGCAGTGTAACGTCGCCCTGCTCAACCTGGAAGACCCCCAAGACGAGATCGATCGCCGTGTCACCGCACTCGCCATGCGCTACGGCATCACCAACCAACACCTCGATGGCCGCCTGTTCGTCTCACCCGCCGGCCGCAACGTCCGCATCGCCGAGAACGGCCCAGACGGTTTCTCCATCGTCCATCCCGACGAAAAGCAGATCATCGAGAAAGTACGGGACGAGCGCATCGGCGTCCTCGCCGTCGACCCGTTCGCTGAAAGCCACACGCTGGAGGAAAATTCAAACCCCGCCATGATCCAAGCCGCCGCAGCCTGGAGACGCGTCGCTCGCGCCGGCGGCTGCGCAGTCATGCTCACTCACCACGTCCGCAAAGGGCCCGTCGAGAGCATCGAGGCCGCGCGCGGCGCTAAAGCCCTCACCGACAGCGCACGCATCGGCCTGCTGCTGTCCACCATGACAGAGACCGAAGCCGAGGATCTCGGCATCGATCCAGAAACCAGGCTGCAATACGTCAGGCTGGACGACGCAAAAGCCAACATGGCCCCACGCGCCCCAAAAGCCTCCTGGTTCCATCTCAGCAACATCACCCTCGACAACGCCGACGAAACCTATACCCACGGCGACCAGGTCGTCGTCATCGAGGCATGGCAGCCACCACAGGACGAACTCGCCACCGCACCCAACCACGACCTCAATACCGCCCTCGACGCCATCCGTGACGGACCCGAACCAGGCGTACTCTACACCGCAACCAAACGCGGCCAGTCCTCCGACCGCTGGTGCGGCAACGTCCTCTGCCAGATGTTCAACACCTCAGAGAAACAGGCAGCCAAAATGGTCAGCGACTGGCTCAAATCCGGCACCCTCCGTGTCACAGAATACCGCCACCCAAAGTTCCGCAAAACCGTCCCAGGCGTCATCGTCAACGACACACTGAGACCATCATGAGTACTTTCCCACCAGACTTCGCCGTCGAGTTCGACCAGCAAATCTATCGCCCCATCGGTTCGCGCCAGCATGTCACCCGTGATGGCAGGCAAACCACCCTCATCCAGTGGCTCACTCATTGCCCTTCCTGCGGTAGCGAGTTTACCATCAGCACGAACATGCTGTTCAGCGCCCCTCGCCGGCGGTGCGACGACTGCAAATCACCCAACAGACAGGTCGCCACAGACCGCAAAACCTTCCTCACGACAACCCTATGAAGTGCGCCAATTCGAGATGTCTTCCCTTCAATTGGCGCGCAATTGGCGCAGCGGAGGACGGGGTGCGCCAATTTATGCCGGTAAACCGGCATTTAAAATGGCGCAGCAGTCCCCCGGTCCATAGCTGGAATTGGCGCGGAATTGGCGCAATTGGCGCACCCAGCCATGCCGCTTGACGCCAACCAGCCACAGTGCGTAGCTACACCCGAACCCGCACCCGGTGACCTCGGGTGCCGCGGCATTGCATCGCCCCGATGGGCCGTCGCACAAACCCACCCCCAAGCCGAGCACTTCGCCAACACCAACCTCCAGCGCTCCGGCTACCAAACCTACCTGCCCCTCCACACCGTCCAGCGCCGCGACCGAACCATCCCAACCATGACCCATCCCGTCGTCGTCCCGCTCTTCACCCGCTACCTGTTCGTGGCCCATGACAACCCAGACCTCTGGCGTCCCATTCGCGAAACCCCAGGCGTCGCTTCCGTGATCACCGCAGGAGGGAAAGTGCAGTACGCCAGGCCAGGCGCCGTCGAGGCCATACAGGCCGCTCAGGCGTTCGCCGCTACAGCCACCAGAAATGAGGCCCAATGGCACCCGGGCGACGCTGTGGCGCCTCGCGTTGGCCCGCTGATGGGACTGCCCGGCGTGGTGCTCGCAGCCGAGGGCGAAAACGCCACCGTCGGCATCCTCTTCCTCGGACAACTACGCGAGGTTGTCTACCCATTTGACGCACTTGTCGAGCGTCAGGATTACTAGCCAAAACGAAGGACGGAGCTTAAGCTGTTGTTAACTCTAGAGGCGCCAAGTAGAAAACGAGGCGGACGCCCGCTCGGCAGCGCAAATGGCGTCAATTCCGACGTGCGTGGTATGGTCCTGCAAGCGCTGCATCGCGTCGGTGGCGTGCGCTATCTGGCCGAGCAAGCCATCGCTAATCCAACCACGTTCATGACGCTGCTCGCCAAGGTGATGCCAGCTCATATCGTGTCGCCGCCTGGCACGCATCTACATCTCCATCTCGAAGCAGCGATGCAGATCTCAAAGCAGATGCAAGCCGAGCCGCGACGCACAATAACCATTGAGCCGCAGGCACAAGATGCACCATCAGGCTCATTGCTCGATGCGCCGTTGCCCGAGGAATAGCGCGCTCTACGTATCTACGCTCGCATATGCTGACATCGGTATATACATAGCGGCTGCAACCTGTGCGTGCCACGAACAACGAGAGACTGCGGTGATATGCGTTATCGTGTCCACAAAGGGATATTATCGGACGTAACTACCGGTAGTGCATGTTGCAGTGCAGCGTGCGTAGCCTATGGAATGTGGCGAGAGACGAATGTAAACTCGCGGAGTTGCTTCACAACGGCTTGGCAGATCATGGCAAAACAAAGGGTTAAGACGCCAGCCGAAAGGGCCATTGCTCACAACCTATTCACAGCAACACAGCGGTGTCACAACCCACGCCACCCAAGCTATCAGTGGTATGGCGCCCGAGGCATCACGGTTTGTGAGGCTTGGCGAGAGAACGTATGGCTGTTCATCCGGCACATCGGGCCTAAGCCATCAGAGCATCATACCCTCGACCGCATTGATAACGATGGGAACTATGAGCCAGGCAATGTGCGCTGGGCTACACGTGAGGAACAGGCGCGCAATCACCGTCGCAGCTCCGACAGACCACGATCAGCGATGACTGGCCAGTTCGTATAGCACCACCACCAGGATCGGCCCCCGTGCCGTGGCCCCCCTTCACGCGGCATCGGCCGACACCCACGCCCACCCTCACACCGAAATTTTTGGCACAAGCTCACTGTATATACGCATGAACATACGTCCTAATGCTGTGTTACGGAGGCGCGCTGGGGAGGCGTTGGACCGGACGTTGAGTGGAGAGGATCCGACGGCGGCGTTTCAGTTTGTGAATAGCGTTGGTCCGAATGAAGCGGCGTATGTGCTGACGCTGCCGAAGCGAGTGCAGAGGGATTTGTATGAGGCTCGGCGGCTGGACAATGTAGCGCGTCGGGCGGCGGTGAAGAGTAAGCGAAGCTAGAACGTCGCGAGACGACACGCCGCAATAGCGAGTAGGGGCGGCTTCTGGCGGTACCGCCCACCACTCTCCCGCGCTCCTTGCACGGACGCGGTGCGCCATCACGGCACGGTCGAGTCTAGCCCGCAACGAGACACTGAGGTCCAATGGCACCCCTGACTGTCAGCAACGGGCAGAGCATCCAGGCAGCGATCAACGCGGCAGCGTCGGGCGACACGATCGACGTGCAGGCGGGGACATACACCGATCAGTTCCTGACCATCCGCACCTCGATCACGCTGCAGGCGGTGAGTGGCGAGGTGCTGATGCGGGAGACTGTGCAGCCGCCCAACGGCAAGGCGATGATCACGGAGGGGGCCAGTGGCATCAGCGTGGCGATCAATGGGTTCGACATTAGCGGGGTGGCTGTACCGGATCGAAATGGCGCTGCGATCCGCTACGAGGGCGGCA